ATCTGGTGTGATAAACGCCATACAGTCTTTTCTAGTTTCTGCGATATTATCAATCACGTAGTTCTGTACAACCAAATCTGGGTGACCAGTAAGAAGTAGAGACACATCAATGTTCTCAGCCGCTTTAAACTTGTCCCAACCTAGTCCAACTGGACCCGCACCGATTGCTGTTTCACTCGAACCGTCTGCGCCAGTTGTAAATGCTTCTACTGCCGAAGTACCTGCAAATGATGCGCCGCTCTTAACTCTTACATAGTTAGAGCTATTTTCTAGTACTTGATTGATATATGAAGTTGAACCGTCAAAGTTTTTGTCTGTAGCGGTATCGCCCAAGTTCTCAAACTTCTCTAGTACACCTGCTTTACCAGTAAATCCACCCTTATCAAGAACTATTACGTGAAATCCACGACCACCTGCTCCTGCTACGGGTGCAGAATCAAACGATGAAGCAAATTGCCATTGTCTGACGAAGGAAGCGGCGGCATGAGCCGCAGTTCCAACAAACTTTCTGTCAAAGTTAACTGTCGCAACAGTATGTGTACTGTTTGCGTTATCTTCAACACCAGTTACGACCAATTCTTGCCCTGCGACAATTACTGATTGACCAAGCGTAAGCCCGTGTGAGGGTGTTGTATCGTTTTCAGTGATAGTACCGATTGTGCTTGATGCTGGAATGTTCAATGTTTCGTTTACTGTAGTACCCGCATAGCCTGCGTTGTCACACCATGCAACTTCGATATCATTTCCTAGTGCGCCTTCGTAAGCGCCTTCGAAGTTTGTACCTGTTGCTTTTACGCCATTTTCGTGTACACGCTGAACATACAATGCATCACTGTATGATAAAAAATTCGCCGCTGTAAAAAAGGTTTCTGCATTTGACCAAGTTGTGTTGGCGAAAGGTTTGCCAAAACGGTTTACTAGGTCAATTTCAGAGCCGATTAGAACGGGTTCGTCGGTTGGTCCCCAACGAAATACGCCAGCGATAGCACCTTCAGTTGTAGCCACTGCTGGCACAACTGTTGTTAGATCGATCTCGCTAACGTTAACTCCTGGACTTAATTGAAAAGCCATCTCATTTCTCCTTGTCTATTATGATTTATAGATTTCAAATCTTTGATCTTTGTCGTTATATTTATAAAAAACTCATCTCTAGTAATTGAACCAGTTTCTGAAATCCCTTTCTCCCATAAGCTCGGAGTCCTCTTCGTGCATGTTATTGAAGCCTACTGGTAGTAAACTCTCCAACATTTCATCTTCATTTCTTTGCTTTAGTTTATTCATTGTATTGATATCAGTAATCTCTCTAAAGAAAGTTTGGTCTGATAGCCAAGCAAATAATACTAAACACATGACTAGATCATCATGGTTACCCGATTCCGCTTCGTAAGAGTTGCCTCTACGTGAAAACGTAGATAGTTCTCGTATCGTATCGTAATCATTAATTAAAATTTGATCTTGCTCAATGAGCATTTTTAGCATGTTACAGCCTATTGACTTTACAGATTTTGTGGTTCTAATACCTTTATCGGTAGACTTACCAAACCCACCTGAAATCCTTTTACCTGCTCTGCCTGCTGATTCTGTGTGCATAAGAGTTTCGACTTCGAATTCATAGTGTAAAATCTCAGATACTTGTTCACCTATGTCATTAATCTCAATTAATGTATATGCATCATTATATTGCTTTGTAGTTCTATATATTATTTCCGCATAATCTATTGGTGTGATCATGTTATCTCTGTATACGCAAACTTGTTTATAAGGCATACTAGTCACATCTATTATTTGAAATGCTGAATAGTCCAGACCTTTTCCTCTAGATACGTCTACTACACATACATACGTATGATCATCTTTTCGTTCTTCAAGTATTTTAATATTCTCTGCTTCCGCAAGAGGTTCTTTCCATACTAAAGATTTTAGTTTAGAGCCTTCGATCAAAGTACCAGATGACCCTAAAAACTGACATTCAAACTCTTGCGAGAACTTCTGATAGTCATTATCCATCGCCGCTAGAGTTTCGTCTTTCCACTTATCGTCACGACCTGGCACTCTTTGCCAAGGCACTTCGATAAAGATGTATCCATTACGACCTTCTTTTGCACCTTCACACGTTTTATAAAAATGATTTAAACCATTTGGTGTAGAGGTGAAAAGTATCTTTGTTGTATTACCTGATGATATCGTAGGGAAGACTGAAGCAAAAAATTCATCCCAGTTCTCGACAAAGGCTGTTTCGTCAATGTATAGAAATGAGATAGACTTACCTCGAATAGCACTAGAAGAAGTAGCACCTGCAATGATCTTACATCCGTTCTCGAATTCAACGGAACCTTTGTTCCATTCAATGACCCCTTGTTGCATCCACCTTGGGAGTGCTTCATACGCTATCTTAATCCTATCAAGTATTTCACGGGCGGCATCGCCCTTGTTCGCTAATAGTGCAACAGTCTTATAATCATTGAATAGTACATAATGTAGAATTACTGCCACGGCTGTAGTTGTTTTACCTGCTTGTCGAGATGTGTTTACTGTCACACGCCTGTTGTGCGTGATAGCCTCTATAATATCTTTCTGATAATCATACATCTTAATAGGAATTAACCCATGATCAACATGTACGATTTTAATATACTTTTCGGAGAAGTAAGTGGGATCTTTAGCACATTTAACAAACTCGGTAACCATCTCTTGATCAAACTCAATGGTCATACCTTTGCGCTTGATATTTACATTACCGTTGTAACCCTTTATGTTACTTTCATCAAGCGTTGTCATTCTTCATATCTTTTAATAGTTGCTGAAGTTCAGCAGTTGATCCTACAAACAAATTATTGTTTGTTACTGGTTTACTTTCTTCTGCTTCTTCTGCTTTCACTTTCTTGTCACCCATAGACACTAAGTCTTTGTTCGCATCTACTAGCGTCTTCATCAATGTAGAAACGACTTCATATGCTCTAGGATGCTCAGATGCTTTTGCTACATCTAGCATATCCTCAAGTGCTTGAGTACCTTTTTCAATAACATTATAGAAGTTAGTTCTAGCGTAATCGTAATCACGCTCACTTCTATCATCTTGTTCTACTACTATCTCTTGTTTTGGTTCATGCTTTATGACTTCACCTTGTAGTGGTGGTTTCATAGGTTCTAATCCAAGAGACTTACCAATCTCATCATCCATTACGCATCCTCTACTTGAACAATAAACGCCCAGTCATCATCAATATTTATGTCATTATAATCTACGGTATTGTCAGCAGAGTCGGTTGGAGTTCCATTTGCAGTAAGCCCTGGTTGAACAGTAACTTTTTCTTCGGCTTGTGTTGCTTCCATTGGAGCGAATACAGATGCTTCAGCAAACTTAATAACTTTACGATTTGATGTTGGACCAAAGTAAAACGCCTTCATCGTAAAGTCAAGCGTCCAGATTAGTGAACGTCTCTCTTCGAAATTACCTTCGTAAACATCTTCTTGTGTTACACTATTAAGTACGATAGGAATGTCTAAGTACAATTCCATGTCATCAAGTATCTTAACAGTCGGTGTATATTCTGGCTGAAAGTATGGTAGAATTTGCTCTAAAATCTTTGTACCGTCTTCGTTATACTTCGTCATGATGTTTAACTGAAGATTTAAATCATATGGCGCAGGTGTATACTGTGAAGATAAAACGTTGTCTGTAGTCGCATTACCCTTGACATACTTCTGTAGCCCACCTATTTTGCGCTCTGGATTGAACGTCATACCAGTTATCTCAAAAGACATTCTTGGTAATGTAATAGCAGGTGAACGCAAGTCGTTATCTGCCTCTAGTCTTGCAAGTAACTTCTGCATAGGTGCATAGTTAATTGGGACCTTCTGAGACAGCTTCAGAGCGCCTGTGTTGTCTTTTCTGCGGATAATGATGTCATTGAATAGAGTACCAAAGACAGCAATATATCTGCGTGTTGTTTCGTTATAAAAATGATTACCAAACATTAGAAGTTATCCTCTCCAAATGGATTGCTCTCAGAGAAGTCTAAAATATTATCAGCAATCGTTTCAATTTCATTATTGTCTGCCACAGCATCATATGTGTCAACGTTCTCTAGTTTGTCTGCATAGACGATAATCTCTCTACCCATGTATTCGTTACCAACACCAGACTGTAGATAGTAATAAGAACCAGCAGTTGCA